TGTCCTGGCCAGAGAGCCCGGTATTACCTATGCCTATGGTGGCACAGAAGGTGAGGGCGACCTTTACGAGCTATGGACTTGGGAGCGCCTGGAGGACTACAATGCTGGTGGCATGAGGATGGACAGCTATGGTTCCGTGCTACTCGGTTCCACGCTGTGCCTCGGAAGAATTTTTGACATAACCGATGAGGCGCTAGTAGCATGACCTGTTGGGTAGGTAAAAGGATGATGACCCATCATCCAAAAATAAAAGAGGAGTAAAGTAAAATGAGTGCGTTTATCCACAAGTTAATAAATACCAAAAATGGTGTGATGGTATTGCCCAGAGTTGATACCAATGACCTGGTTAAGTTGACCGAGCCGGATGTCAGGGCTGCGACCGCAGTCCAGATTTTCCCCATAGGCACAGCCCTAATCACCGATGATGGCGTATTCAGGTATGCCAAGAATGGTGGTTCTGCCATCACCATCGGTAAGCTGGCTGCCAGTCCTGCTACCCTTCATGCCGACTACGACAACGATGTAGCGGTGGCTGCTGCCGCCTCTGTAGGTGATACCTCAGTAACCATTACTGCATCTTCCAACCAAGCTATCACAGCCAACTACTTCAAGGATGGCTGGCTGTCAATCAACGATGAGGCTGGAGAAGGCGCCTGTTACAAGATTAAAAGCCATCCTGCCGCAGCAAAGAGTGCCAGTTGTGTCCTGACACTGGTTGACCCATTGGAGGTAGCACTTACTACCAGTTCACAGGCTGCCCTACAGAAAAACATCTACGACTCCATCATAGTCAGTCCTACGACACCTACCGGAATTCCTGTAGGAGTTATCTGGGTCTCCAGCTTTACCGCCAGCTACTATGGCTGGATTAAGACCAAAGGCATAGCTCCAGTCCTGTGCCAAGGTACTGTATTAGTAGGCAAACACGTTGTGGTAGGTTTAACTGATGCAGGCTCGGTGGATGTCCAACCCTTAAACAGCGTAGATGCATCAGGGCAGGAGATTGTGGTTGGTACAGTTCTAAAGGCTGCCGCTGATACCGAGTATAGCTTGGTGAAGTTAGACCTTGACCCAAGTTGGTGAGCCATGACTACTGCAACTGAGGCTGTAATTTACATCAAACCTGGAACTGAGAGGTTCCGTGAGATGGTAAATAAATACCATCAAAGGTTCCGCTGTAGGTTGTGTGCCGGTTGTTGCAGCGGGCAGATAGGCACTACCAAAACCAAGATTGATGCTGAGGATGTGAAAATGTTAGGTAAAGTCCTTAGCGACCAGGAAATGCTGGAAATAAGGGCAGGGAGCGATGGTTTCTACCTACCCATTCCCTGCCCTTTCCTGGTAGCCAATAGATGCAGCATTTACCCATTCAGACCAAAAGCCTGCCGTTCATTCCCTTGGGTAGGAGATACCATAGAGGATGGTCAGGTATTCCCAACTATCAACCTGGATTGCCCAGGAGCTAAGGAGGTATTTCGTGTCATTACCAGTTGAGCCGGATGCAACGCCATGAAAGGAGGATTTTCTTATGCCCCTTCCAGTTGAGCAAATAACACCAGATACCCCAATAGAAAGAGTAAGGGCTTTAATAGCCAGAACCATCCAGCAACTAATTGACCAGGAAGGTAAGGACCCCAAAGCCGCTGCCGGTCAGGCATATGCTATGGCAGAGGAACAATGGGGTAAGCCAATACCAAAAACCAGATAACAAATAATAGCCGTGTAAAAAGGAGGTTAAAATGTCAGTCTTATCAATTCCAGCCAGAGTACCAAAATTTATTGGTGCATCCACAGATACTAAACCTACCAAAGCATCCCACGCAGGACAATCGGAGCCAGAAGTTGGTTCCACTTTCCTAGAGTACGATACAGGTAATATGTACATTACCTATGATGGGACTAACTGGAAACTTAAAGATGCCGTTGGTGTAGTTCTGACCATAATCCGTCATCCATTTGCCAAAGGTAGTCTTACTACCAATGGAGTCCAATATTCTACTGCTGTTTCGGGTATAGATAATGATGCCTATGATACAATAGAAACTATCACCTTTGAGCAACCCGCAGGCATGACACTAGAGGAGATTGAGTTTGGTCTTACTGGTAGGTTGGATGTTAGTGGGACTCCTACTGACAATGCTCTATGGAAGTGGCAGGCAAGTGATGATGGTTCAGACTGGGAGGACTTGATTGGAGAGCAAACCCTAACAACACCCTCTGCCGCAACGGATGTGAGTTGCTCAGGAAGGTTTGCTCCAACTGGAAACTTCCTTGGAACTGGTAGCAGTTTTCAGGTTAGAATGGTGGCTAAATGTTCTGGGGCTACTGATACGGTTACTGGTGAGACCAAGAACTCTAGCTACATAATTGCCAAGTATCGGAGGTCATAATGCAGACCCAGTCTGAAGAATTGATGGCTGAGGAATATATCCTTGACCCAAGCCTAGTGCTGTATTTGCCACTCTATATGCTGGATGGTACTGCCATTATGTCCAGAGACGCATATGGACATTCCTGCACGGTTACTGGTGCTATCTGGACTCCACAGGGATATAGCTTTGATGGGGATGACCAAATAACAGTTCCCGCAACATCAGCCCTTGATTTTACCACGGGTAATTTTACATTTATTTTTTGGATAAATCCTACTAACTTTGCTGCTAACAGGTTTATTTACAGCAGAGGGGTGTGGGATGCTGATGGTTTTGACACCTTCATATATGACGAAACTGGTCTACCAGCACTTAGAATACATATACCAGGAGGAGGGACTAATAACTGTATAAGCGGATTAGCATTAACCGCTGGCGTATTTCAAATGCACACTATAGTCCGCTCAGGAACTCAAATTATCTTTTATAAAAATACAACTCAAAGTATCTCTGACACGTCTGCTATTGACGCAACTACAGCAAATCGGACTGCTTATATTGGCTCAAAAAATGGTGCTAGTAATTTCATAGGCTCAATCGGCGAAGTCCTCATCTACAACCGTGCCTTAACACCAGCAGAAATTCAGCGTAACTACCAGGCTACGAAATGGAGGTATTCATAATGGCTTATTTGAGGTTTAACATCTCATTGGCTATTCCTCTTGGCAGTATTCAAGAAAACCCTACCATAGACCAGATAAAGAAGAAACTGCCACAAGAGGTAGCTGAACATCTGGTTGATTATGTCCGAGAGGTAAGGAGAGCCAAGAAGTATGCCGTCAGGATAAATGAGGGGCAGCCCAACGAGGAAATGACTGTAACTGCTAACTACCATATCTGCCGTCATGATGAAGGCAAGCCTTGTGAACCAGAGCATGAGATTTAAGGTGGATTAGATGGCAAGGACTTTATCAGATACATTAACTGCCGCACAGCAAGGCACCAATAAAACTCCCTACATCAGGATAGTCATAAATGGTGTGGATTATTCCAGCCGTGTCCTGTCAGTGGAGCACATTGAGGAAGCCTACAGGGACAGGGCCATTATAGTGCTAAGGAATGATGACCGTGCCTTGGACCCAGGAACCGTTGACCTTAGAGGGTATAGATTTAGTCCTGGTTATGGATTTACCACCAGCGAAGGTAACGAATACTCTGGTGCTCCTGATTTATGGGTCAAGAGCCAACAGGTAGTGTCCAGAGAAGGCAGCGTGGTCTGCCAGCTTTATTGTGAAGGTATGTGGATGTATGCCAGGGAACAGCGGATTAGGGCTTATGGTTCCGCTCCTTACTATATAGGCGCCTATGATGGTACTACTGATACCGTGTATGACATCATAGAGGATATTATAGAAGGTGCACTAGGTTGGACGTTACTGCCTGCTCCTAGTCCTGATGATGGTATATTAACCAGCTTCAAACCAGTATTTGATATTAACAAGGTGCCTTATGAAAGTGCAGCCTCCATATTGTATAGGTTAATAACCATGACCAAGTGCTATTACAGGCTGACGGCTGGCCTTACCTGGAAGATAGTTTATCCTCAGGAGTCAGATAGTGTGGATGAGATTTACTACTCATACCAACCACATTACTTCTACGAATACATGGAGAAGTACAATGAGGTAACTCCCAACAGGATAGTGGTTTATACCAACTTCAACCCTGATGATGAGACAACCTGGCCAAGCATCATAACTGGTGATACTGGAGCCTACAGTGGCAATTATGATGAGGTAATACAGCCCTATGTAGTAACCAGTATTGGCAACCAGTCTGATGCCAATGCCAGGGCAGCAGCCCTACTGACCAGGATTAAATCTGAGTCCCTAGCTGGTAGATTGATAGTACCACATGATTGTGGCGTGGAGCTATATGATAGAGTACATATCGTGGATGCGAGGGGAGTTTAATGCCTACCAAGTATGAGTCCTTTGAAACCAGCGATGATGGAACCTTAGCTTTCTATGGTGATACCTGGAGAGGTCAGACATTCACTCCTCAGGAAGACCATATCTTAGGGTCTGTAATCCTCTACCTTGTTAGAACTGGTAACCCTACAGGAGACTTTACCGTTGACATTTATGAGTGTGATGCCAGCCATCATCCTACAGGCGACCTGCTGGCAACAGGAAGCTATGACTCTGCCTCTGTAGGAGAAACAAAGGACTGGCATGGCATAGCATTAACTGGTTCACCTGTCCTGACTGCCGACACCGAGTATGTTATTCTGCTCCACCAAGATAGTGGAGCAGATGTGAATAGCCATATTGGGATAAGAGCCGATACCGATGATGAGAATGACTACTATACCAGAGGGAAAGTTATTGGCAGTAATGATGCTGGTTCTACCTGGTTGGAGTATTATGATGTAACTCATCCTCTTTGGGATGCCCTGTTCCAGGAGTGGAGTGGAGAACCCAAGCCAGTAGTAACTACCCAGGCCATGACCAATGTAGGAACTACTACCGCTACTGGCAACGGCAACATCACCAATCTAGGTACACCAAATGCCACACAGCATGGACATTGTTGGAACACAACTGGCAACCCTGACATCAATGACAGTAAAACTGAGAATGGAGCACCTGCCGAAACTGGAGCATTTACATCTGATTTAACCTCACTGGCACCCGGCACCCGTTATTACTGTAGGGCATATGCTACCAACAGCTTGGGAACTTCCTATGGAAGCCAGGTCTCATTCGTGGCAGGACAGAAAACCTATCCTGTTGATGCCATTACCAGAGTTACCAACCTTACCCATAGGTACAACCGTGCTACTGGTGAGTACAACCTCATAATAGCACTTGGTGAGGTTACCACCGATTTTGATATACCTACCGTAGATAGAACTCCTGTTTCCAGTTCAGTCCAAGACCAGCCAAAAGAGGAAGCCAAGGCAGTAGTGGAGCAGGCTCAGGATGAGGGGATATTACCTCCTCCAAAACCCAAGGCTGCACCACCTGCACCTACTCCTACTATCCCATCATATACTGCTGGTACTCCTGTTGTAACGCCAGAGCCAACTCCAGAGCCAGTTACCCTAACAGAGTATGCTGAGGAGGTAATAAGAAAGCAACCATATAGGGCAGCAGCTATTACCCAGCAGGTTAAGAAAATACCCTCAAGACCTACAATCTATGCCTATGACATCCTGGCAGAGCAGGAACGTAGGGCTCAAGAACTGGAAGAACGCCAGGCAGCAGCCAGGTTAAGAACTGGCAGGATAGCAACTGAAAGAACCAAGGCAATAATCACCAGCAGCCCTGAGGCACAGAAAAGGCTGAAAGAGATAGAGGAACAACGCAAGAACTGGTGGGAGTTCTGGAAATGACGATAAAGATACCAGAGTTCAGGGAGGAATTACAAGGCAGGCCCAAGATAATACCTGCTATTGACACCAGCACAGGCCAGGGTGTAGGCACCACTGCCAACTACCTGACAGCTACCAAGCTGGCTCAAATGGTGATTTGCTATGAGGATAATATAGTCTGCCACAATGACTCCATAGTGCTAAAAAGTTAGGAGGTTACCATGGCCGCATTAAACGAATATGCAATTACCAAAGTAGCTACCGTTACTGGTGTGGATATGAAAACAGCAGGCAAGACTGTGCTATATACTGTGCCTACTGGCAAAACCTTCTACCCAGTATTTGTAGTGGTTAGGGAACCCTCGGCATCAATGGCTGGTGGAACTGACTATGACTTTGGCACAGGAGCCAATGCTGATACCTGGAGACAGGCTGTTGACCTATCCAGCATGACTACACCAGGTACGGACTACATGGTAATAGCTGGTGCTGATATTACCAAATATACTGATTGTGCCGCTACCTCTGAGTTTGGCATCAAGGTAATAACTGGCACCACAGCAGACTGCACCGCTACCATAGATGTATTTGGGTTCCTGGCATAAGGAGATTATAAAGTGGCATTGGATGTAATTAAAGGTATAAAGAATTTCTTCCTCTCACCCAATGGGGTGCTCATCATACCCAGAGCCCTCAGGTCTAATGAGGCTGTATGGTGGCATGAATATTTTATACCTGCTACCTCATTCTCACCTGGTGCATCAGGAGCTACATGGACACCACCTGATGCCAATACTGTTGGTGGCTACCAATTAGATGCTGCTGGTGAGGTACTGTATTATGAGTCCCATGTTGAACCTGATTGGGATGGCGCCAGCGACCTTAAATTTGAGCTATACTTTGAGGTTAATGTGGATAACAGTGGTGGAAACGTTGAAGATACTGTTGATATTAAATTGGTTTGCTATTACAAAGGTAATGGTGAGACATCCTGTAAAACTCAGACAATTGAGGTTGCTACTACTGTGGGGCAATCACCACAATACAAGCAGTTCAAGGCGGAGTTTGCCATAGATTGGGATGCTGTGGATAATGTAATTGAGGTTGCTGACATTTTTGGTTTTATCCTCAACCTTGAAACCGATACCAGCGAGGTAGATAACATCATTATTAACTATGGTGAGTTGAAGTACCATACCAAATATCCTGCTCCGGAGGTATAATATGTGCTGGAATAAACTAATAGCATTGTTTAGGAAGGATGACCCAGAGCCACTTTATCCCAATGAGCTGCCTAACCTATCCATAGATAAGGTGCTGGAGGAGCTGGAGTTTGACATTCTAATACATGAGCATTGGGCTGCTTATGTTACCCAGCATCCTAGCTATGCCAGAACCATGGGTGATTATGACTGGCATATGAGGTGGATAGAAGTCTACAAAAACGCCATTTACTATATAAGGAGGTCAATATAATGGGTTTAACACTACCAGAGTTCAGGTCTTTAATAGCCACTGATTTAAAGGTAACGGTGGGTACCGAAATATCCCAGGCAGAGTTGAACCGTGCCGTGCAAAGGACTGTGGATGACCTCAGCCGCTATATGCCATTGGAGAAGGTCTATGAGGAAACCCTCAGCTTCACGGTTACTGATGAGTCCTTTACCACACCAGATACCGCTGACCCTGATGCCATAGTGGACGCAGCCGACCTTAGCTCCACAACTGCTGGTGATACCTTGACCATAACTGACCATACTCCTGATATGCCCAGGAGATTGACCGTAACCCTGACTGATGCCGATAGCTCTATTACCCAACTAACCGTTATCATTAAGGGTATTGACCAGGATGGCAATTACATAGAGGAAAGCTGGTATCTCAGCGACCTTGTAAGTGGTACAGCCAAGCAAGGCAACCTCTACTTCAAGAGGGTTATAGAGGTAGAGGTAGATGCCATAGACGGTAACGGTGCATCAGATACATTGGATGTAGGTACAGGTAACGCCTATGACAGCTATGTGTTTCTGGATAACAAACCTATCAGGCCAGGAAGTGAGACTGTTACCAATGCTGCCGGCACCACTACCTACACCAGAGATACTGACTACCGAATGGATTACATAAATGGAGCCGTCAAGTTCATTAATGGTGGTGATATGGCAGCAGGAACCAGCTACCTGATAGATTATACCAAGAGCCGCCTAGGATTGGATATTAGCTCCATCATACCAGTAGCAACCAGGATAGTAAGGGTGGAATATCCTACTAACCTTGTACCTCAGCAGTTTGTTAACTTTAATATCTACGGAGACTTCCTCTACATAGCCAGCAAGAAAACTGGCCAGTCCCAGGAGGAATTATCCACAAGTGCTGACCATATAGCCATCTACTATGAGAGGAAGCATATGCCACCCAGTGAGCATAGTCCTGGCAGCTACCCTGATGTGCTGGATGAAGTAGTAGCCATAGGCGCTGCTGGTTATGCCTTACTTACTGAGGCACAGCAGCATGAGCAGCAGGCTGCCACAGACCTTAATAGTTTAAGGACAGAGTTAGGATTAACCACATCCATACATACTGATGTTGCATCTGCTCTGGATAAGGTAGCTACCTACCTGGAGGATAACACCAGCGAGGATGCCAAGTCCTGGCTGACCAAAATTACCACTGATGCTGCCGACCTTAGGACAGCCCTGGAAACTGCGGTGGATGCCGTAGCTACCAATTTAGGATTAGTATTTACCACCTCGTTGGATAAGGCTGATACTGGTGCTGAGGCATACCTTGACGCTGGTGATGATAAGATTGATGCTGTTAATATAGGTAGCAGGGTAGCCGAAAGCTATGCGGATTATGCTAGAGCCAGGTCGGATATAGCCAGCATTAGGGTAAATTCCTGCCTAGCTTACATACAGGAAGCCAATACCAGGTTAGCCAATCTGAATAGCTACATCCAGCAGGCAGCAGGCTGGAGGGACACAGCCACTGGATTTATAGCCGAGGCAGTCCAAAGGATAGCGGAGATAAACAGCCACCTGGCTGAGGCAAGCCAATGGGCAGAGGCAGTTAATGGAGATATGGTATTAGCTGACCGTTTCAGGACAGAAGGCCTGGCCAGGCTTAACGAATTCCACAACATCCTTCGTAATAAGGCAGAATACCGTAAGCGTATAAGTTCTGTGCCGGTAAGGCAACCAGCATAAGGCAGTTAAGGGATACCGAGCAGATGGAATAGTTTGGCGGTTACAAACCCTGACTGTAAGGGCTAGGAAGGTGGCAACAGTCCTAGCCCTTTCTTACTCCTTATGTCCCTAAAGTTCCTGCCTGGATGTCTCTAATCCAGCTATATAAACTTTCTTGTCTGGCAGTTGTTTGGCCAACATCTTCTCTAGGAACTCCATTAACATCCTTGTCCGTAATGGTTCTTTGGCCTTTACAAATAACTCCCTAACCTCCAAAGGAGCTAAATCACCGCCACAACAGGAGAAATCAGGGCAACATTCCCCACTACTTTTATCCTTCCCATTATGTATTGGATTACCTTTAACCCATTCCTCCAGCTGCTTCTCCACAGGCATTATCCTGCCCATCTTGTCCGTCATTTTTGTCCCTCCATTTGTTTTATTCTTAGCTTCACACCATAATTTCCTATCATACTAATGTTTGGTTACTCCCACCTCTCTAAGTACTTTACCTCCACTGGTGTATGAAAAGGAGCTATCTCCTCCAGTGGCTTAAATTTATAATCAGGTACAAATCCATCACATAGCAACTCATCGTGTACCTGGAGGCTCAGTGGCAGGTCTTTGCATATAATCAACCCACGCTTTAATATTTCCGCAGCGCTACCTTGGATAGGATAATTAACAGCCTTGCGTTGGATGCCATCTATCCTTTCCTCCTCCTCAGTAGGCAACCTCAAGTTGCGACCAAAGAGTGTTCTAGCCCTATAGGTTCTCAGCGCTTCATGATGCTGGGCATCAATCCAATCACCTACACCAGTATATAATTGAAAGGTATTCTGCCTTAATTGCTTGGCCTTATCCAGCGACCTGATATGGGCAGTCTCCATGAGGGTCTCATCAGTGGCACCATATACCAGAGCAAAATTCACATTCTTGGCTATTGACCTGGGTATACCCAAAAAGTCAGCGGTAGTTTGGTGAATATCCCCACCAGTCTCAAAGATGTGGAGCATTTCCCTATCCTGAGACAGGTATGCCAGTATCCTTAATTCCAGTTGGCTCCAATCCATGTCCGTGAATATACCACTATCAGGCAACAGAATATTCCTACAGTTAGGTACACCACGTTCAGCCTGGAGCTTTTTACCCGGTATGTTTTGCATATTCCTATCCGTGCTGCTGGGCCTACCTGTAGCAGCATCCATATGGAAGCGTGTATAGGTTCTATCTTCCTTAGCCCATGGCCTGATGTAGTGGCTAAGTAGATAGGTATAGTCCCTATAACGCAGCACTATGGAGGCAAGTACATCATCCATCCTTTCCAGCACTTCTCTGGCTGTGGATAAGCTACCTCTCCTGCCTTTGGTAAATGGCAGCCTGGTAAACACACTGTAGGCTCCTCTCTTGGCCAGCATATATGCTACCTGCTGATGACTGCCTGGATTAAATCCAACCTCCTCACATAGTTGCTGGTAAAACTCTGCCTGAGCATCCAGCTCATCCTCTATCTGTTGTCTCATTTCCTGGTCAACCTGCAATCCTTTATTGGACATCTCTATCAGGATAGGCACTACCTGCATTTCAGTGGCAAGGTATTCCTTATTGGTATCTTCCCATAGGTTACAATAAAGCTGGAGAGTAGCACCACTATCCTGCATACATTTCCTGGCCACAACATCAGATGGTAGCTCCATCGTAGTTTTGGCATTATGCTCTGCCAAAATATCCTTCATATCATGAACTTCCATTTGGTGTATAAAGCAAAGGTCTAATAAGGAGTTATACTTATAGCATAGCAGCCTGGACATTATATTAGTATCCATTATGTTGGTGGTATCTACATCATATTCCCTAAGTGCTGAAAGGTCAAAGAGGCTGTTATGATATACCTTAGTAACTCTGGTATCCCTTAGCAAATGCCAAGGTACTGCTGGTGATACATTAGGGAATAGCTGGAAATAAAAGCTAAGGTTAGGTTTAATGCTGATACCAACACCAACTGCTATACGTTCCTTGAGGCTGATAGTTTCCACATCCACAGAAATTAACTGGTGGCTGGTCTCAAACAACAGCTTTCTGGCAAAGCCTGGTGTTGGCTCCATATCACCATAGTAGTAGGATAGGTTGTCAGGGTCATAGGCAAAGTGCATTTAATCCACCTGCTACCATTAGAAATATACCAATAGCACACCTGAGCAACCTGATGCTATGGTCCCTATACCAATCCTGCAATCTATTACCTGTCTCATCCTTGGCATCAATATATAGCCTGATGCTGATAAGTCCATCACAGAGCAACCACATACCAGCTAAACCTACCAGGTAGTTAATCATGACTTTCTCCAAATCATAATATCCTCATCATCCACCGTTTCCAGCCCTTGACTCCTTCTAATGTCCTGCCAAGGTCCACCCATCATCTGAACTTTATGCCAGCTATCAAGTCGGAAGCCTATTTGCTTGCATACCTTATCTATCCATTTGGTAAGATAAACCCTTTTACCACCTTCTATTATATCCTTAGTAACCACTGACATTGTACCACCAGGTATAATACTTTGGTAGCATAGCCTATAAACTTTTTCCATCTCCTGATTATATATAAACGTATTCATCAGGCCTACATTACCAGTAGTCCTTGCATACTCAGTGTATTCATGGTCATTAACCCGGTATTTCTCCTTGATAATCTTTGTTGACCTCTTTGATGGCTTGAATGCGGTTGCATAGGGTGGTGAGAACATAATGTGGTTACATGGTATAGGTAATATTACCTTGCAATTACCATGTATTAGACTAACATTAGCCATATCATGGTAGTTTGTAAGATGTTCCAATACCTGCTTCTGTATTTGGTGATACATGGCCTCAATTTCTATGCAGATTACCGGTCTGCCCATAACAGCAGCAAGCATTACTGTGCCTGTACCACTCATAGGGTCAAGGATTATTTGTCCTGGCTCTGAAACATATTTAATTATTTCCCATTGTGTATATATGTGCATCTTTGCTAAATGCTTCATCACTATATCTGGGAATAATTCCTTCCTCCATTTAACATCATCTGGAAATACAATCCAACCCTCGCTAGTCCTTTCATAGTCTGGTGCAAACTGCCTCATCTCCGTTTCTCCTTCCTGCCATGCTTATAGCCATGTATGAATTCATCCTTACCAATCCTCCTAATTATAGGTATCAGCAGGTTGATAAGCCACTCAACATGCTCATCAGCCAGTTCCTCCACTGTCTTTTTAGGCTTAGTCAATTTCTCCATCATCCTCCTGTCCAATTACTGTAGGGTTATGTTGCTCCATGAAAGCCCTGATAGCATCACACTGAGCATCCACATACGTCTGTCCTAGGTGTTTGGAATACTGATTTAGCGGTTGTTCAAATATCTGGCACATGCCTCTAGGAGATTTAATAGCCATCACCACCCTGACACTTGGCTCTCCTCTCAGGTCAGTCAGCTCCCGTATTTTTCCCACATCCTCTAACTCCATGTTGTTCCTCCAGCATTTTACTTGCACTCGCAACCAGTGTAGCTGCCTCCAATACCAGCCTAACCTCAGTCTCTTTGGGATAGGTTAAGTATCCTCTATGTTCAGCTATGGTTCTAACAGTATCAGCTACCAGCTTTACCTGCTTCTGGCTTAATCGGCTGCTCAAATTCAATTTTGACTCCATCTACCTCAGCTATGTAAGGTATTACAATAGCTTTTGGATTTTGGTTTTTATTATGAAACCTGTAGCTCCTAATAGCAGGTCTCATCAAGCCAGCTAACTCATACTGGCCCAGGTAGAATTTACCATCCTTGATGGTGGAATGAGTTAAGTCCTTATCCATTTGTTGCCTCCTTATCTACTATATGTTTCTCCCTATAGCTTTAAATAACCTCTGAACTGCCTTCATACCCAGCCGCTTCTCCTTACCCTCCTCACCAATCAGGGTATTAGCCAGTTCCTCAGGCTCCTGGTTAATTACATACCAGAAAGTCCCATAGCGCTCAATCAGCGCCTTTGCCTTTTCCTCTCCTATGCCACCTCCTTTCACGGACATCAGTGTCAGGATGTGAGGGTTATAATCCTCCACATAAATATGCTCCTTGATATACCTCTTGAGGGTTTTATGTTCCTCCTTCTGTGAGTTCTGGTAGAGAGCTACCAACGTCATGGCAGTAGCACTATAATCAAAGGTCTCTACCACAGTTATCCCAGCCTTATCTAGCTGGTTTTGCCATGCCTTGTAGCCAGTATAGCTACAGTTATAAACCCTACCAGGCACCAGTATGTTTTTATCCTTAGCCCTCCTCCAAGTCTGCGTGGCTATTTTTAATCCAAATACTGGCTCACATACACCCTCTATCAGCAGGATACTTTCCTCCACACCATTGGATAATTCCCGCCTTAGCTGCTCCTCTACTTTATCCATACCACCCAGCACTTCATCAGTCTGCTTCCTTTCTACCTGTATTCTGTGACCATCAAAGCCATACCACAGGTAGTCAGCAAATCCTTTGGAGTTTAATCCCAACCTGCTAACTGGGACTGATTGGGCTACCAGGTGTTCAATTTGTTCAGGTTCAAAAGTATCCAGCAATATTGTCATTACCTGTTACCTTTCTCTATTATTCTCATAAGTGTCTACTATTCATTAACATTCACAGACGCTTTATTTAGACGTTCAGACGTCTCTTGAATACGCTTATGACGTTTGCTATGACAGCTAGAGCATAGCAGAACGATATTTGCAGGCTCATCTTTACCACCCTGCAATAATGGAACTATATGATGTAAATAACCATGATTGTTCTTGTCCCTGTCTTTTGGTATAGTGGCACCACAATCTTGGCATTGGTAGTTATCCCTTTCCATTATGGCTTCCATAATAACTGGTCTTATTCTGCTTGGAAAGTACAATGCTGACCTGTGCCTGTTGTAACATTCCTTGGAGCAGTATATTTGCCTAGCATGGGTTTGTATAAATGTAGAATTGCATAATGGACAAACTTTTTCAGGATATGGCTTACTTTTGATATACTTAGCCAGGCGGCAACTCTTGGAGCAATAAACCTGGTCTGGCCTGTTAGGTATAAACTCTTTACCACAATGTTTACATTCTATTGGTACGGCTGTATTCCTATAACTCATTGTACTCCTTTAATCATCTTAATAGCCTTATCAATCTTCTCAAAGGTAGGCTCCTCAAACACCATGCCTTCTAACTGTTTGACCTCGGCCAATTCCACTTTACAGAATGGCTTGGCTTTGGCACTATCCCAGTAGGTATGCACCATCACATCAGCACTATCACCGAGTTGGGACCAACCGTGCCTTACCCTTTTACCAGTCCTGACCTCTGCTATGGTTCCGTCCCGCTGTGGTTGAGGAGCATATTCATCTGTAGCATGGTGGGTTAATACCAAATGCTTACCTCTAGCCTTGGCATTATAAATAAAGCCTCTCATGCGGGTGTAAGGCTCCCTGTATTCCAATGGAGTTAGTGATGACCTGAGGGATTTCTCACCTGGTTTCAGGTTACCATTAGCATCCAGTTGTGCCTCCTGCTTTTCTTGCAGGTAGCCCTGGCATGTAAGCTCATATAGCAGGGTACCTGTATCCACTACTATGGTAGCTACATCCTCATCCAAATGCTTAATGAACTTACCAGCAAATTGGTAGAATAGCTCCTTCATACCTACAATGATTTTGCTAGGTCTAATGGTGTTGTTAATGGCATCCAATTGGCCTATTTGGAAGGGTATGATATACTGCTCCAGCTTTATCAAACCTTGCTCTGTCCAGTCAGCTATTGGCAGGTGCGGTAGGTTCCTATTAGCTCTGGCAAAGCCACCAATATCTAATTCCATGTAGGCCAGTGGTTTGGGAAAACTGAGTGCTAAGGTACTCTTTGCTGTTTTATCCTCTCCATATGCTGAAAAAATCATGACTGACCTCCTGCTGAGATTTTGTCCCAATGGTAGCTTCCTTTATTACCACCGCTTGAGTTACAATCATGGATTGCTAACCTTACCTTCTCTCTTAATAATTCCTCTTCCTCCGTATATGTTGAGTACCACCTGGAGGCTCCTCCATATGGATTGAAATTCATTAATAAGGCCAACTCTGCCTGTGGTTTCTTAACCTTTAGATATGGTAATACCA